CAACTCTGCGAGGAATGTCTGATGGGTCTCTACCGAGTTCTTTCCATGCTTTTACTCGGTGGTGTCCATCTACAATATTGCCATTAGTATCAACGATAATGGGGTATTCAATCCCATGCTCTTTGATTCCCTTTTTGAGACGTTCAAACTCATCAGGGTCAAACTCAGGCATGACCTGATACGGTTGATCTGTGTCCTCAGTCATAGGTCATCCATCTCCTCATTTGCTTTCTCTCGAAGATCATCAACAATATCAGAATATCTCTCTCCCCAAGCAACAGTCACACCATGCCTCGGATGTTCTTCTGCCTCTAGTCTATCGATTAGTTTAGACTTATATTCCTCAACTGTATCCTCACTAAAATCATATTCAGTTTGTATTATCTCTGTAAAATCATCTTTAGGTAATTCTCCAGACTGTCGATTACATGGATTTTTGCGTAATAACTTGGTTAGCAGGTAATCCAGCTTGTCTTTTCGCGGTTGGTTCGCTCTTGGCTTATCTAAGTCGCGCGCGCGCGCACTTTCACCGTCCGAAACAGTAGGAGTGTCTGAACCTCCGTCTAATTCTGATTTCTCTTTTTCGGCTAGCATACTAACAACTGTCGCAACGTCATCCTCAATTCTCGTTAATTGGTCATCAGCCTGTTCAGCCTGTATATAGTTGATTAAGGCGTTTTCTAGTTCAATCCCTAATGCACCACGGACTGAACCATGTCTGTCCATAACGTCTTGTCTAAATCGTTGCCACACATCTGTATCGACTTTTACACCGATTTGGCGTTTGTCTTTTGCCATTGCATTACGTTACTATTATCTTATTATACTTAAGTTATTCTAATCTAATTGTCTGTACAATATATATTATTAATGTAATCATGTAGTAGTAGTAGTAGTAGTAGTAGTACGTACAACAACAACAACAAACAACAAACAGCACAGAGAGACCGCAACAACGGCATTGAGAAAACAGCAATAGAAGGAGACAGTTACGAGGGCAGTAAGTACGCGCCCGCGCGGATTCCGCGCGTACTATCCTTATCGGTTTTAATCCGTTTGTAAAAACGTCCGTGAATTTGTAACGGATTACTAAGTCGGTTATCTCTTTACGTCTTTACCGAGTGCATCCTGCACACCACGGTATGCTGCAAGTTCGACATTTGCGGCTACCTTTTTCTCTATATCATCAACGATAGAATCAACGTCTACGATTTCACCGTTATCTCTACGATATGCAGCTAAGAGTTCTTGGACAAACTCATCATGGGTCATATCCTCTGGTTTCAATTCGTCAAACTCAGATTTGGTTTGTCGATCAATCGAGATGCTAGACATTTAGTTCCTCTTGGATGTATCGTTGTGCGTCTATCATGTTCATGGGCATACCTCTGCAATCGACCACGAGCATATCATCAATATTCTCGGTGAGGTATTTCTTACGCTTGGACTCAAGCACATCATCATCTGGGTTTGTTTCGATCTCAACTGCATATGTTAACCTCTGCGCGTGTGCGTACGCGAGTATATCAATCTCTGCGTGTCCATCCTCGTGTACAACTTCTGAATTTATCCGGTAGCCCAACGAGGACAGATGTTTTGCTGAAAATATCTTAGCGATTAGATGCAACTCAGTTTCGTTTACAAATCCATCGTTGCTTTTGATAGACTGCTCAAGATTAACATTCCATCCGTCCGATTGTAATTGCTTTCGTTGTTCGAGTTCAATCTTCTGTTGTTTCTTCATCATCGATAAATTGCGCTAATTGATTTGCTAACTGTTCTTGCATCTCTGCGTATTGATCGGGTATATCCTCGCTTATCTTTGCGTGTTCAGCTTGAATATGTAGATCATCGACAAGTCCTCTCAGGTCACTCATCACCACCATATTCAGTATTTGACTTGAAAAGGGCTGAGTCATATGCATCTGCTTTGTCAAGCCATGTTTTGACAACTGCCCCTCGTGATATGTCCTCTTTCTGTGCTTCATCACTCATGCGCTGATAAACTGGGTCGGGTATCTTAACGACTTTTGCCATGTTTATCCATATGGTCTCAGTAACTATAAGTATATTCTTAGTCACCAATAGTAAACTATAAGTTACCATACTGTATATGTAGAATTGGGATGAAACCCACTACCGCAGTACGTGACGCAATCCTTCAAAACGTCACGGCTACGACCGCAAAGGAGCTAGAACAGATCGAACAGTTTTGCATTGATGCAACCGAGGCAACCTGCAAGAGTCAAGATCACCTGCTTGACTTTGACGAATACAAAGCAGTAAATTTAGTTCAATGAGTGAGCATAGAATCAACGAAAGCGCAGACAAGATTGTGCTTAAGGCAGAGGTAAAGCGAGGCACAGGCACACGCGATCAAGACAAGATTAAAGTTAAGGTCAAAGATGATGACCCTGTTGAGGCAGTCAGTAAACTCAACAAGTGCATCGATCAGTTGAGAAACGAGGGAACCGCAGCGATAACCCGAGAGATTCAGTCAAACGAATAAGCGCGGGCAATAATATAGACACATGACACACTTAGATGAGTCATGTGCTGACGGTGAGCATATCATTATTTTTTCGAGCAACGGAATCCCGATTTGCTCACGGTGTGGATTGTCAGCACAGACAATAACTGATTACTTGCGACATGACTGGGAATATGACGGATTCAAAGACTGACGCAGACACAGACACGGACGTAGACGAACAGAATGACAACCGATTGCCGTATCAATCAGTTGCAGAATCAGACACGCTTTGGTTATGCATGGATGCACTACAAGTCATGACCCGAGATCTCGAGGACAAACCCGAACGGAACACTGAGACTGTTAAGAAGTACTTACGCGAGGCACAAATTGCATTGCAACAAGCCAAAAATGCACAGAGACAGGCATTAATCTTTGATCGGGTATATGATGACAAAGTAAAGCAAGATGAATTAGCAGTTGATGAGTATGAGATTGAGACGAGCACTGATATTGAATTTGATGATACTGTGATTCGATGAGAGACATACCAGATTCAGCAATCGCAGACACAAGTCTCACAGGCAACCTCATCGATATTCGAGAGTTCCGTGCAGGCGATTATAAGACACCACAACTTCGGTTAATCGCGTGTCCATTAGATGATTGCGAGTATGAGCTTGAGCGATGGGACAACACACGCACATCAATCTCAGATCACTTGCTCCATGACCACAACCCTGAGGACTTTGGACTTAAGCCGTTACGAGAATCAACAACCCCAGAGACAGTTGTTATTTCTAGTGACCCAACGTCACAGATTTACCATACACGGGAATGTGGACCGATGACGTTTTCCCAAGGCACAAATCTCAGCACTGTCTCCATTGATGATCTGGACGAACGATATACGTGGTGTAAAAAGTGCAAAGGCAGACCAATGAACATTGAGGAAATCACAACCCATGAGTAAACATAAAGACGCAGATACAAACGCAGGCACAGATGCAGAGACAAACGAACACGGTCATGAATTAGATCGAACGGTATGGCGAAAGGGCAATGATAACGGCAAGAACGTTTCTGTTTATCATACCAGAGAAGATTGCCAGTATCTAAAAACAAATGCAGCATCAACGATTCCGTGTAAACTTAGAACTCTGCCCTCACATAGACCGTGCAAAGGCTGCACAGGAGATATTGACCGAACTGGACCGGCAGAGTTCAAAGGACTTCGGAATATGGTAAATAGCGTTGATGAGTCCTTAGAACAAAGCATTTGGATAACTCGCAGTGCATGGGACAACAATAACGGGTGTTTCCATACATCACAAACCTGTACGATGATCTTACGAGCAGATGATGTTGTTGAGATTCAAGCCAAAGCATTGCCTAACATCCCGCATAAACCGTGTGATTATTGCTGCGGTGATGAAATCCGCGAGCTTGAACAAATCCTAACTGATCGATATAATATTGATAATCCAGACAAGCGGCTTACTGTTGGAGATCTATACCAGAAACAACACGTATGGATTGCAGCAAACACGAATCATCAGCATCTCGTGCATCTCTCTGATGAGTGCCAACATATCGATCAATCAAATAACCCGATGCGAAAGGCTGCAATGACGCTACATAATGACCGAGGCATTTGTAAAAAGTGTAGTCAAGGATGGACAAAACAGGGCGAGCCATCTGAGCATAACAATCTCGCTGCAAGACTTCGAGCATCGGATAACCCGCAGGAGATTCTCGATAATACGACTAGCGAGTAGCGAGTAAGTTTGTAGGTAATTCTTTTTCTATTTCGGTCTCATTTTTTTGCTTGATGATCGACCCACAAAGCGCGCTGATTGGCGCATTAGCAATCTATGCAGTGATTGTTCACATTCTCTTGAGTTACTTGTATGCTAGTCTCAAGTACAGTAAGGACACACTCAACGCACAGGAAAAGGACTTGACGCAGTAAGATGCACAAGCGTCGGTATTTTTTAGTATTGGCATTAGTAGTTACACCTGTAATCTTCAGCTGGACGCTTGAGGTTGCCTTTGTCTCTCATGAGATGCAAACGATGATCTTTTTTGTGTTTCCGATTTCAGGTGTCGCTGCATATCATGCAACGATGTATATGCTATTTCTCTCGTGTTGGGTAGCCGGATTCGTGTTACTCCATGATTCTATACAGTAACTAATAGTAAACTATAAGTAACTGTCTATATAATGTAGAAGTATGAGTGAAACAACTCATGTTGAAACCGATGCAAAGATTGCCAAACGACTTGCAGCAATGTTTGCTCCATCAAACGCTAATTATGTGTTTGTCTGCCTCGAATGCAGAACGTCATGGTGGAAGCAACGAGAATGTAAAACTACGCGCGGTGTTCGCAGCGGTAAGACAACGTGTGGTGATTGTGATAGTGAGCTAATCATGGCAGTTGACAAAAAACAATGAGTGACACATCTACCACCGACCGAATGCGATGCGAGAGATGTAATTATTCACACCCGACCGGCGTACATCCGATCACTGGAGTTACGCTTATCGGAGCACTCGAGGACAGAGAATTGTGTTCAAGTTGTCGCGTTGATGTGAGGTTGGAACAATGAGTGTACACTGTGATACCTGTGGTGTTCGTGTTAGTTCAAAAGGTTACCTCGGTGGCAGTATCATCTGTAAAGACTGTTCAAGAGCCAAACGAGAATGCGATACAGAGACACTGCAAAAACGGATTGATAGATATGGTGGTGGCGAGGATATTGATGCACAAACAACACTCGAAGATCTATGCTACGCTGATGAATCATGAGTTACGAATTTGACCCAGAGACGCTTGACTTACCAGATGCAAAGGTGATTGAAGATGTTACGCATAATAAACATAACACTCGCTATATCACAGTACAGTTTGATTCATCATGTAATAAGACAGCATATATCATCGGTCAATTCAAATCCGGTGGGTTCAGAGTTCTTAATATCTACTTTGAACAGAACAAAGCCCGATTCATTAAAGAAATATGAGTATGACCGACGATATTGAAACAACTCTGAAAGAAGAGGATGGGATGCTCAGCGTTGAGGTTACAGCATCACGAGATCATCACAGTCTTGACGGGTCATCTGTTATTGAAGCTCCCGTAGTAGTTGCTGAGATTGATATACGTAATGATGGGGACACTGTAAAAGCTATAACCGACAAATTAGATGAATGGTATGCTGAACAATAAATGAGTATGAAATGCGATAACTGCGGTGGTAATCTCGAATTGATCGAAAGCAATGGTGGTGTGACCGAGGGGAGTTTCACCGAAGAGTATCAGTGTCAAATCTGCAATCTCACAATGACAATTGCAGGGGAAGCTGATGCACCACCTGATACATGGCAGAAGTACGGTGCAGCGTATGATGGCGAGTAAGTAACGGACGTATCTTTTTCTTTTTGCGGGTTGTATTGCTGGTAATGAGTAATGACACCTGTAACGCCACAACTGCCAATGGAACACCGTGTGCGAATAGTGCGTGTCGGTCTGATGGTCGGTGTTGGATTCATACCCAGACCGATGAGAGTGCAGACATTGGCAGGGACAGTAAACTAACGAAACAACGACAGGAGGCAATTGCAGCGATGATCGAAAACGGGCATAGTGTAACTGCTGCTGCTCGAAACAACGGTGTGACAAAACAGACTGTGATGAACTGGCTCGGTAAAGGAGAGAATCAGGACAGTGGTATCTATGCAGATTTCTTTGACCGATACACGCGGGCGCGTGGCGAGGGCGAACGACAATATCTTGAGCTTATTCGAGAGATGGCAAAAGAAGATGGAGACCATAGATTTCTTGCATCACTGATGAAACAGCGATACCCCGACAGTTGGGGAGAGACAGATACCGGCGTTGATGCAACAAACATTGAGATTACCGTTGATGATGCAATCGATGATCTACATGAGCAATGGCAGTAAGTAGCCCCTCAACGAACACAATCAAGATAACCCCGACACCGTATCAAGCAGCATTCTTAGGGCAAGACAAACGATACTATGCTTTTGTCTCAGGTGTTGGGGCAGGTAAGACATATGCAGGTATCACACGCGTAATACGCAACATGGATGAATGGAATCCCGGGGAGATGGGTGCAATAGTTGCTCCAACAAGACAGATGGTTGTAAACGTCATTATTCCAGAGATGCGAGAGATGGGCATTCTTGACACATGGGAATACAACAGTGCATATGCTGATGAACCCGGAATTCATGCACCAAACGGTAGCCGTGCGCTTATCCTATCCGCAGACAATCAAAAGACAATCGAACGGCTACGAGGGCTTAATCTCGCGTGGGGATGGATAGATGAACGAACAGCAGTCCCTACACGCGCACACGAGATCTTATCACAACGTCTCCGCACAGGCAATTACAGAAATCTGTTTGAGACCACAACCCCGTCTGGGAAAGGAGACGTATATGATTTCTATGTTGACTCATTAGACGTAAAAGCCCAATCCTACGGACAGGCAGACATTTATGCAAGTGATGATCGACTAGCGATTGTAGGCGTTCCAACTGATGCAAACCCGCACACTCCAGAGGATTACAAGGAATCGATGCAGCAGGACTTGCCCGACAAAATCAGACAACAAGAAGTTGAGGGCAAGTTTGTAGAGGTCGGGTCGGGCATATTCACACTTGATATGATGAGTTACGTGTCTGTGCAGGACATAGATGAGTCATGGCGTATGAACTATATCCTAGGTGTTGACCCTGCGAGTAAAGCAGATGAGCAACAAGCGAGAGAGACAGACAGTGATTACTGGGCGATTTGTCTGATTGGCGTACGACCCACGACAGGAGAAATCTATGTGATCGACCAAAAACGTAAGCGAGGCATGACCTTACGAGAGGGCATATCTTGGATTAGCAAAACGGCAAGTCAAGTCCCTGCACCTGAGCTTATCATTGAATCGAATCAGTCACAACGATGGTTGCAACAAGAGCTAGCGAGTGAGGGCTTGAACACAACACCTGTGCAATCAACCAGAGACAAAGAGGACAAATTAATCGATCTCTCAATCCCGCTTGAGAATGACCGTATTATATTCGTGAATCACAATCAGAGGTCTACTAAAGAGAGTCCTGATGATCGATGGCATGACTTACGAGATGAGATGTTAGCCTTTCCAAATGGGTCACATGATGATTGTTTAGATAGTCTGTATCTTGCCGTGGACAATGCAACAAGTAGCACACAGGCACTCTCAGGTGATATGTATGGCATCAGAGAATGAGTCTGATTCATTTCTCCCGACGCTGAATGATGATGAGGATGCTGAGACAACTATCCGTGGGCTTATCCCGTGGCTTGAGAATCCAAAACAGTGTGAGTGTGGAGAATACTGTATTGCCACAACTGGATATGTCGGTGACCAAGCGATGTATATGGATATTTGGCAATGCGAGGATTGTGACAATCGCTATTACCGTGAGTAACTTGTGACGAGTTTGTAGTAGATTCGTCACATATTTGTAGTAGTATCGTCACAATGTGTATGTATGACACGAAAAAGTCATATCTCATGTATTGGATGTGAGAAATCGTTTACCAGACAAACGCGATATGTTGGAAACTATTGTTCCGACTGTCGCATTGTCTCAGCAGATCTTGAGAGTGATACCGATACCGATACCGACACTGAACAGGAGACAGACGAATGAGTGATCACTGTGACGTTGATGGATGTGAGAATCGCGCTCACACATTCATTGAGAAGGGAGACGATTCTATTGAAGGGATGCTATACTGTGAACAACACTTTAGAAAGATATTCTTTGGAGAGACAGACGAATGACTAATTGGGCTACAATCAGAATCCGAAAAGCAACGAAAGAACAGGCAGAATCAGATAAAGATGAATCAGAAACGTGGGATGAGTATTTGCGTCGGTGTAATCCTGAGACTGAGACTGAGACTGAGACTGAGACAAAAACAAATAGAGAGTTTTGTGATCTCGAAGATTTAACGATTGATGAGGACAAGCTGCATGGACGGATTGATGACCTAGAGACCGAGATAAAAGTAAAGATTGAACAGGAGACACGCAGATGAGTGACAACGAAAAAGAGCATGAACAACCGAGGCACGGTGTTGCACACTTAGATGATTGGCAGGGCTTGAGACTATACGACCCTCTTGCAGAATCGAACAGTGACTAATCAGATATATACCGGCGATTGTTTTGAGCAATTACCTGCATTAGATGCGAATAGTGTTCATGCAATCGTTACCGACCCGCCGTATGGACTTGCCTTTATGGGTCGATCATGGGATGATTTTGAACCGAAAGAATACCAAGAATGGTGTGAGAAATGGGCTACTGAGTGTCTGCGAGTGTTGAAACAGGGCGGGCACTTACTCGCTTTTTCTGGAAATCGCACACACCACAGATTGATGAGTGGAATCGAAGATGCAGGGTTTGAGATTCGAGATACAATTACATGGCATTATGGTAGTGGATTTCCGAAAGCACTGGATGTAAGCAAAGCGATAGACAAACAGGCAGATGCAGACCGTGAGGTGGTAGAGACTGTTAGGAAAACCCATATATCAACATCTAATACAAATGATGGATGGAGCAGACCGTCTCACAAAAATAAAGACGGTGAGGCAAAGAAAACTATGGATATTACCGAACCAGCAACCGAACAGGCAAAACAGTGGGATGGATTCAAGTCTGCCCTCAAGCCTGCAACCGAGTTTGTGTGTGTTGCCCGATCACCACTTGCAGAGGATACGATTGCTGAGAATGTGGTGACGCATGGCACTGGAGCATTGAATATTGATGCGTGTCGTGTTGGAAATGAGGTCGATACTACACGACCTGATGAACCTAACAACCCTGAGATATACGGACCCCAAACGAATGATAATAGAGGCAGTGAACACGGTGGCAGATACCCGTCAAATGTCGTGTTTGATGCACAACAAGCAGACGTATTAGATGATGAGAACAAACACCGAAGCGGAAGTATCAAGCGAGGTGCTGACGGTGGTTTCGGAGAATCAAATCGGACATATGGAGATGACAATCATGATGGGTTAGACCCGAACCGTGGGTTTAACGATTCAGGCGGCCCCTCTCGCTATTTCTATACCTCAAAAGCATCGAAGGCAGAGCGAACACTTGATGGGAAAATTGACAATGCACACCCAACGGTCAAACCGATTGACTTGATGGAATGGCTTGTGAGCTTAGCAACGGCAGAAGAACAGATAGTATTAGACCCATTTGCAGGCAGTGGCACAACGTGCAAAGCGGCAAAGAACAAAACCAGACAGTTCATCGGGATTGAAAAACAAGCAAAGTGGGCAGATGTTGCTCGTGTTCGATCTGGACTTCCACCTGATGACCATTCACATATCAGGTCGGATGATGAACAGCATGGCTTAGAGCAGTTTTAAGATACACTTTCTTTTTTGTATGCAAAACGATTAGACACCTGACTGTCTAAACACCGATATGAAACGCATTACCCTCGGTGTTGTGTTAACTCTCTTGGCAGGATTGCTTTGGTATCGCTACGAGTATGGCGAATGGTACGTTTCGCTTGATATTACTGAGACTGAACAGGATAGATAACTATGCCTCGGTATAGTCTATCAATCGGAAATGCAGACATTCCAATCGCTGAGACAAACAACCGCATCAGTAAAGAACTCGGCAGACGCTTACAACAAGCCTCACCTAGCACACTCATCGATTCCGGTGGGTCGGTCAATCAAAGTTATTTCTCTGAGCAATCGATCACGCAGGATGAACTAAGAGACATAAAGCAAATGCGTGAATCAGGTGGGATTGTTGCTGAACTCATGCACCTGAAGGCACTGATGAACTTTGGGGGTGGTGTTACCTTTGAGGTGATGAACAACGAGGAAAGCGTAGTCGAACAGGATGGAGAAGAGCAAACGCTTGAGGAATGGCTAAACGATACGTTTGATGATATTGATTCGTTGATCTTGGACTTGGGCAAAGATGCACTGTGGTATCCATATAGTGCTTGTGAGATTGTTGAGACACGGGCAGGCGGATTTAGTCATATTGAACCAATCGAACCGTGGACAGTCACCCCTGAGACAAATGCAAAGGGACAAATCCAACGATGGATTCAAGAAACGAGAGACGGGCGAAAACAAGCATATCAACCAACGGATATAACACATTTTCCATTGCATAAATCAAGCGCGAGAGACAAGACCGGCATTAGTTCGGTCTTACAATCTGAGCATGAGATCACACAATTCAGAAAGCATCAACACGCGATTAACTCCGCTATTGAGATGCACGGATTCCCACAACGTCATGTCAAAGTCGGACGTGAGGGCGCTGCTCCCATCCGCGATAACGAGTTAAGACGTGTCCGTAATCTCTTCGATTCTCGAACGGTTGACTCAGATACAGTCTTTGTGACCGGACAAGATGTTGATATTGATACGCTTGAGGCAGAGAACTTTGACTTTACAGAGGTTACAGAAAACGATATACGGCAGTTAGCGTTAGCTTTGGGCTTACCGCTTGAACTGACTAATTATGGAAGTGACGGGCTTGGGTCGGGCAAACCGGCAGAGTTCAGGATGGAGATGTTTAAACTCCAAGTCAAAGCAAACCAGCGTAACTTTTGCAATATCTTCATTCGTGATTTACTGCGTCCGATTCTCGAGAAGTACACACGTTACGACCACCAGCGTAATATCACAATGGAGATTGATGACCCACTAACAACGGATAGAGAAATGGCAGAAATAATCAGTAAGGTCGGGTCATTCTATGAGACTAATGAGGCACGAGAAAAACTAGGACTAGAACCGAAAGATGATCTCGAGGGCGAATACGGAAAAGCTGCGACAGAACAACCACCACAACCCCAAGGGCAAGACGGTATCTTTGCCCAAACAGAACTCGCAGATATTGCTGACAAATACATCGACAATACTGAGTTAACGGAATCAGACTTTGTACCCAATCAGGATGTAAAAGACACCGTTGATGAGGTCTTAGCTTTCATCGATCAGAATGGCTTACCCAATCCTGACAATCAAAGCGAGGGAGCAACGAGGGCTAATCAATTACAGAATTATGCTGAAGATGATGAACCGCTAGCGTATGATTACTGGGAAGAAATATATAATTATCATAACCGACACCGCGCACAGGGCAATCATCAATGCGATGAGTCAAGC